TTTTTTCAGACATACTGTCAAAATTAACAATATGGGTCTGTTAGTTTAATTGACTGAACTAAAACTGGTTTAAGTTTGTTTTAATTTTAAAAAAATGATAATAAAAAAATATAGAATTTCAGATTTAATTCCAGCGGATTATAATCCGAGAACATTAACAAAAAAAGATCATAAAGACATTAAAGAATCTTTAATTAAATTTGGTTTTGTTGATCCTGTTATTATTAATATACATCCAAATAGAAAAAATGTTATTATAGGTGGTCATCAAAGAACAAAAATCTGGAAAGGAATGGGGCATCATAATGTTCCATGTATTGAATTACATTTAGACATAGAACATGAAAAAGAATTAAATATTAGACTAAATAAAAATGTTGGATCATGGGATCATGATATGTTGGCAAACCATTATGATTTCAATGAATTAAAAGAATGGGGATTTGAAGAAAAAGACTTTTTTCATAAAATTGATGATTTAGATTCTAATAAAGAAGAAAAAGAAAAATGCAGTTACTGCGGAAAATAAAAATTAATTATGGCAAGAAAATCAATATCATTTTTGTTTAAATCTAAAAACCGAAAAAAAAGGAAAGGGATTCATTCAAAAAATAAATCAAGAACAAAAGGTGGGTCACAATATTTAAAACCATATAGAGGACAAGGAAGATGACAAAATACAAATGTGAAAAATGTGGAATTGTTAAAGAATTAAGAAAAGCAACTTTAATTTTTATTAATGATTTATGGAAAGTAAAAGAAAGTTATTGTTTAAAATGTGATATGTATATGACATCGAAAACTAAAGAAGGTTTTCCAAATTTAATCAGAACCGAATCATCACTTAGAAAAAAATAATGGGACAAGGTAGAAAAAAAATTCCAACCAAAATTAAACAATTAAGGGGGACAACACGAAAAGATCGATTGATAGAAAATGAAATGATTGTTGCTTTAGTTCCTGAAATTCCTGATGCTCCCGATTGGTTATCACCAATTGGAAAATCAGAATGGGAAAAAGTATGTTTCGAATTGTTTGGAAAACAGATGTTGCATAAAATAGATTTAAGATTAATTGAATCATATTGCAATGCTATGTCTTTACATATAGAAACGGAAATGATGTTGCGAGAAAAAGGACGGATTCAAGTTTATAAAAATCCAGATGGAACAATTAAACATGCGCAATCAGTTCCATATCAAAAGATTGCAAATGATGCACTTGATCGAGCATTGAAAATTGCTCGGGAATTTGGATTGACACCATCATCCCGAACTGGTATATCAACACCGACAATAAATATCCAAACAAATAATCATAATTATTTTGACTAAAAAAACAGAATATTTTTTTGATAATCATGAAGCTGAAAGGGCCGTTTCATTTATTGAAACATTCATTCAACATACAAAAGGTGAATTGACAGGACATAAAATGATTCTAGAAAAATGGCAAAAAGATGATATTATAAAACCATTATTTGGTTGGAAAAATAAAGAAACAGGATTCAGAAAATATCGACAATGTTATGTAGAAATTCCGCGAAAAAATGGAAAATCAACTCTTGCCGCTGCCATTGCAATATATATTTTATTTGCTGATTCGGAAAGGGGTGCGGAAGTTTTTTCATGTGCGGGGGATCGATCTCAAGCATCTATCATTTTTGATATTGCAAAAACAATGGTTCAAAGTGATTCCAATTTAAAAGATAGAGCGGAAATATATCGTTCATCAATTATCAATCCAATTAAGGGCAATACCTATCGTGCATTGTCAGCGGATGCAAAATTACAACATGGACATAATGCACATGCAATATTATTTGATGAATTACATACCCAACCAAATGATGAATTATATCAAACAATGAAAACATCTATGGGTGCTAGAACACAACCTTTATTAATTTGCTTAACAACAGCGGGATCAAATAAAACCGATGGAAATATATGTTGGCAAATTCATTCATATGCAAAAAAAGTAGAAAAAGGAATTATTGATGATCCAACTTTTCTACCAGTTATTTATGCAGCTGATGAATCTGATGATATTCAATTGGAATCAACATGGAAAAAAGCGAATCCAAATTATGGTATTAGTATTCGAAAAGAATATATGAAAGCAGAAGCAAAACTCGCAATGGATTTACCTTCATATGAAAATTCTTTTAGACGATTACATTTAAATCAATGGACCACAAATGAAACAAAATGGATTTCTGATCAGCAATGGATGGCATGTGATCAACCTCTAAATTTAGAAAAATTAAAAAATCATGAATGTTATGCTGGTTTAGATCTTTCAAGTGTCAGAGATTTATCGGCATTAACATTATTTTTTCCATTAGAAGATGGGACATTTCATATTGTTCCATTTTTTTGGTTACCAAAATTAACAGCTGAAGAAAGACAGCGAAAAGATAAGGTTCCATATTTACAATGGGCTAGTCAAGGATTTATTGAATTAACTGAAGGGGATGTGCAAGATTATGATTTTATTCGTAAAAAAATAAATGATATTAGTAAAGATTATTTAATTAAATCAATTGCATTTGATCGTTGGAATTCATCGCAATTAGTTATTCAATTACAGGATGATGGTGCAAACATGTCACCCTTTGGAATGGGTTATGTTTCACAATCGGCACCGACAAAAGAGATGGAAAAAATGATTTTAAAAAAACAAATTGTTCATGGTGCAAATCCCGTGTTGAGGTGGCAAATGCAAAATGTTCAATTGAGAATTGATCCCGCTAATAATATAAAAGTAGATAAAAAGAAATCGAGTGAAAAAGTTGATGGTGTTATTTCGACAATAATGTCAATTGGTGAATGGATGTTATCGGACACGAAAGGATCAGTTTATGATGAACGTGGAATCATTGCATTTTGATTAAATATCCGAAATACATATTAGCAATGTTAACTGAAAAAGGTTTCGATGATAGATATTATTTTTATTGTAAAAAATCAAAAACATATTCTGAAGCATACAAAAAAACAGAAAAAGAATTTTTTAAATATTTCAACATTAATAAATATTCATCATATGATTCATTTCGCGTTTCTCATAACAACAGAATTAAAAAAGAAAAGAAACTGAGTTTCATTTGATTAAAAATATAAATGTTATTTTTGAAAAAAAAATATAATTACATGGGAATTTTTGACCAAATCACCAGAATTTTTACGAATAAAACAGAAGAAAGATCATCCGCATATATCAATCCAAATTGGTTTTATGCGAATGCAGCATCTGGTGCAGTAGTTAATAAATCAACTGCGATGGGTTTCACCCCTGTTTTTAATGCAGTAAGATTATTATCTGAATCAATTTCTCAAATACCTTTGGAAGTATGTCGCAAAACCAGTGATGGTGATATCACTATCCTGAACAATCATTCATTGTCTAGAATATTGACATTAAATCCAAATCCACAACAAACAAAAGTTTCTTTTTTTAGCAAAGTTATTGTTGATTTATGTTTGGATGGAAATTCATATGTATATATAGAACGAAACGGATCAGGTGTTCCCATTAATTTATATTGCATGAATGCTGATCATATTGATATGACTATCAATGAAAAAGATGTTTTTTATCATAATACAGACAGTGGAAAAGTTTATTCATCTGATGAAATATTACATTTTAAAACATTATCAACTAATGGATATTATGGTATTTCACCCATTCAACAATGTAAAAATGCAATCGGGTGGGGTTTAGCTGTTGAAACTTATGGAAACACATTTTTTAAAAATGGCGCAAAACTTTCGGGTGTTTTATCTACGGATAGACAAATGTCTGAATTATCAATTGAAAGATTAAAAACATCATTTCAAGAACAATATGCATCATTGAATGATGCAAATAAAACTTTAATTCTAGAAGAGGGTCTGAAATTTCAACAAGTATCAATTTCAAATGAACAAGCTCAATTTTTAGCATCAAGAGATATGGCCATTCAAGAAGTGGCGCGGGTTTATAATATCCCGCCACACATGTTGAAAGATCTTTCCAAATCAAGTTTTAACAATATAGAACAACAATCAACGGAATTCGTAAGATACACAATCCAACCATATTTATCAATTTTGGAAAGTGAAATGGATTTGAAATTATTCAAACAAAATGAGCAAGGTGTTGTTTTTACTAATTTTAATGTAAATGGTTTACTCAGGGGATCACCAAATGATCGAGCATCATTTTATGAAAAGATGGTGAATATAGGTGCCATGACTGTTAATGAAGTTAGAGAACGAGAAAACATGAATCGTGTTGATTCAGGTGATGAATTATATATGCCAAAATCAATGGAAACATTAGAAATGGTAAATAAAGAAGATTAAAAAAAAATAAAATATGCCATCAATAGAGTGCCAAAACGGAAAATGGAAATGGGGTGAATATGGTGAATGCAAATATGATTCACAAAAAGAAGCTGAAGATGATAATGCCGATTATTATAATGATGAATTAAAATCATCAGAAAACAAAAATAAAATGGAAAAAGAAAACAAAAGTAATATATGGAATTCTAAAAACCAAATGGAAAAAAGATTCTATAATATTAAACTAGAAAAAAGAAATGAAGGTGAAAACCCTCAAACCGTAGTGGTCGGACATGCTGCGGTTTTTAATACATTGAGTGAAGATCTTGGTGGATTTAGAGAAAAAATTAATCCTGATGCATTTAACAATGTTTTGGAAAATGATGTGAGAGCATTTTTCAATCATGATCCGAATCATTTATTAGCACGTGTTTCATCAGGAACATTGCGTTTATCTGTTGATGAAAAGGGATTAAGATATGAATTTGATCTACCAGATACATCGACAGGAAGGGATCTTCTAGTATCAATGGAACGTGGTGATATAAATCAATCGTCATTTGCATTCACAATAGACAGTGACTCATGGGATAAATCGGATGATGGAATGGATATCAGAACAATCAATAAAGTAAAAAGATTATATGATGTTTCTCCAGTTTCAATTCCAGCATATCCAGCCGCCAATGATCTGTCAGTGGCTCAAAGAAGTTTGGCAATCCACAATGAACAACAAAAAAAGAAAGATGAGGAAATAGACTTAATAAAACGAAACCTGTTAGAACTTAATATTAAAATTTTAAAAAGTAAATAAAAATGAAAAAATCAATCACTTTAAAAGAAGAAAGATCAGAATTGATTGCAAATCTTGAAACAATCAAAGATCTTGCAACTACTGAAGAAAGAGATCTTTCTACAGAAGAAAATACCGAAGTTGATACATTATTATCTAAAATTAATGATGTGGACACTTTAATTGAAAGAGCTGAAAAAGTAGAAGCACAATTAAAAAGAGCGGCTACATTAGCGGGAACAAAAGTTTCAACACCAGACACTGAGAAAATTTCTAGAAACTGGTCTTTATTTAAAGCAATAAATGAAATAAGAAATGGCGGTTCATTAACTGGCTTAGAAAAAGAAATGCATCAAGAAGCGGAAGGTGAAGCACGAAAAGGATTACAAGGAATTGGAATTCCAACTTTCATGACGGAAACTAGAGCAATTGACCAAACAAATTCGGCTATTGCCCCAACATCTGTTGGAACATATGTTGATTCATTACAAGCTGCTGGATTATATAATAGAGTTGGTATCAATGATCTTGGGACTGTTGCTGCGGACACTGTTTTACCAATTGCGGGTGGATCAACTGTGGCATGGGCTGCGGAAGTTGGTGCAGCTGCTGATGGTGGTGCGGATTTCGCAAAGGTTACATTAACACCAAAAAGAATCACAGGATATGCAAATTTATCAAATGTAATTTTAGCACAAAATGGAACGGCTGCTGAAGCATCAGTAATGCGTGACATGGGAAGAAATATGGCAACACAAATTGATGCTGCAATGTTTGGTTCTTCTAATGTAGCAAATGCACCAACTGCAATCGTTCAAACAGCTGGGACATTAACATTCACAGAATCTGTGACAGCTGGTGGAGCGGGAATGAATGAAGATATGTTGACAGCTATTCAAACAATTGCTGATAATCACGGACTTGATGGAAATTTAGCATTCGTAAATCAGTGGGCAATGTATACTAATTTAAAACAAGGAACACAAGTTGCATCGGTTTATCCTTCTTATGTTGATGATAAATTAATGGGATATCCTGGTTATTTTAGTGCAGCACCAGCAACGGCGGGTGGTCCACCAATAACATCAGCGGATGGTTTATTCGGTGATTTCTCAAGAGTTTATTTTGCTACTTTTGGACCTTCTAACATTTTAGTTGATCCATACTCAAGAGCTACAAACAATGAGGTTAGATTAGTAATGAATAATCACATGGACTGGGGTGTTGCATCTGGCGCATCTTTTGTGAAATATACATCACTAATATAATTAGAATTAATATTGAAATGGGGGTGGTGGATCTACCATCCCCATTTTTTAAAAAATAATTATTATGGGTCAAGTATATATTTCATCACCGTTTAATGCAAATCATTTACCACAAAGAGGGATCATCCCGATCACCCCATCTGGTGAAAGGACATGGCTTGTAAGTTTAGAAACTGCAAAAGATCATTTACGAATTGGACATACGTCAGATGATACATATATTACAAGATTAACAAAGGCGGCTCAATTACTTTGTGAAAATTATACTGGACAAGTTTTTTCAATTGCAAATTTTGAATTAACATGTGACACTTGGGAACAAACAAAAGAGATTCCAGAAGTTTCGGGAGTTCGATCAATAACTCATATAAAATATTATGATGTTGATGATGCATTACAAACATGGGGTGCGACAGAATATTATCTTGATAGTGGATCACAAAGATCACGAATATGTTTAAAACCAGATAAGGACTATCCAGATTTGCGGGATGGTATTGGAAATATAAAGGTTACATTTGAAGCACGTCCAACATGGGATATTCAAGAAACAACCAGTTTAAGTGAAGTTGCAACACAGGCGGTTTTAATAACTATTGCGGATATGTATGAAAATAGACAATCAGTAATAGTTGGAAGGATAGCATCATCAATTCCTAAAACATCTGAATATTTACTTAACACATTAAAAATTCAAACATTATGATTGCAGTTGGGCAATTGGATCGCCAAATAGTCTTATATGTAAGATCACAGAGCGCGGACGTTACATATGGTGGTATTCAAACAATTGCATATGAATTACAATCTGAAAGGATATTCGCCAATGTTGTTTGGAAAGGTGGAAAAGTAAATGAAGAAGGCGAACAGATGCAAAATAATAAGGTGGTTGAATTTTATGTTAGAAATGGTGGTGTAATGTCAACAGCAAATGTGGAAGATTATATTCTTTATGATGAAAAAAAATATTATATTGATGCAATTGATATTGTTGATGGAAGGAAAAAATATTTACGAGTAATAACATCATCCGTTCAAGTATAATGAGTGTAAATGTTACAAAATTAGAAGGTTGGCGAGGTGTTCAAAGAGATTTGAAAAAACTCCCATATTTAATAGATCAAAAAAAGTTTTTTATTGCTGCATTCAGAAAGGTGGGAAACAAAGTAAAAGAAGCGGCGAAATCAAAAGTTCCACATGATACAGGATTATTAAAAAAACATATAAAAGTTTTTGTGACTAGACAAGGCAGGAAAGATGGTTATGTTACAATTGGCGTGAAATTTTCATCATCTGAAAAATGGGATGGTGGTCCATCTTATGCATCTAAAATAGAATATGGAACATCGCAAATGTCAGCACAACCCTATATGCGTCCAGCATGGGATTCAACTAAAAATGTTGTTACATCAGAAATGGTGACGGCTTGTAAGTTAATTGCACAAAAAGCCATTAAAGGATTAAACAAGGGGAAAAGATATTATGAATGGAGGGTATAAAATTATAAAATGAGTTTTACAATTGGATCAACTATATATTCTAAATTAGCCGCTGATGCTACCTTAACGGGTTATATTGGAACATCACCTGTTAGAATTTTTCCTGATGTGGCTCCATTAAATATTGCACAAACATTTCCATATATTACATATAACATTATTAGTCAAACGCCAACAAACACGAAAGGTCCTCAGGATGATGGAAATCCAGTTGTTGGTGGAACACCAAATCAAAGAAGTCCACTTGATATTGTAAGGATTCAAATCAGTTCATTTTCAACAGATTATTCAACTGGGGTAACAATAGCAAATAGAATCAGAACAATACTAGATAGGGGAATTGGATCTGGTTTTGTGGTTGGTTCTGGTCCAACAATAGATTCAATCATTTATGATGGAATGTCAACTGATTATGAACATAAAATTAAACCGCAGGGGGTTTATAATTTTACTCAAGAATATATTGTTAGAATTATAAATACTGATTTTGCACCAGCATTTGCAAATGTTTATTCAATACAATTTGATGGGGTTGATGATTATTTAACTGTTGGGGATCAATCAATTTTTTCTTTTGGAAACGGAACGACAGATTCAGCATTTTCAATGTCATTTTGGATAAGACCAGCATCAATAAGTGGGGGGACACTTTTTGGAAAATCTTCTAGTTCAAGTATACAAGAATATCAATGTCGATTTTCTAGTGGTGGCGATTTACGATTTAGATGTGCGGATGCATCGGCATCTTCATATATACAATCTGAATTAACAAATCCATTATCAATTTCCACATGGTATCACATTGTATGCACCTATGATGGATCTGGCATTGCGACTGGGATAAAAATATATGTTGATGCGGTTACACCAGCACAATCAACAACAACAAGTGGAACATATGTTGCAATGGAAAACACGGCAGCACCATTAAATTTTGGATTTATGGGTTTAGGCGCATCATATTATAATGGACATATTGATGAAATGTCTTTGTTTGATATTGAATTATCAGCATCGCAAGTTTTAGCAATTTACAATGGTGGATCACCTACAGATTTAGAATCACATACTGGTTTGATAGGATGGTGGCGAATGGGTGATTCTGGTGCATATCCAGTTGTTAATGATAACAGTTCAAATACTAATAATGCTACCATGACTAACATGGCGGCTAATGATATACAAAATATTGTTCCATAATGGAAATAAAATATGTAATATATAATAAAGCTGAAGTCAATGAAATTGACTTTAATAAGGTGATTGAAACAAGTGAAAACACATTAAGATCATCATTAAATAATGAAAGTATTATTCTAAAATTTTATGGCGAAACACCTTCTTTTTTATCTGGGTTAACTATTTATTCACATACTGAAATTTTAGAGATAATCAACAATCCAGAAAATGGATGGATTGTGAATTGATAAAAATAAAAATTATGCCAGAAATAATATTAAAAAAAGAAATAATCAGAAAATATGGTGAATTTGAAAAAGTATTTCCAGAAGGGTCAAAATATTTTGTTTCTTGGGAATCTTATTATGATTTACTAGACAAAGGATATTGCAATAAAATCAAAGATATAAAAAAACAAAAAGTTAAATTGAAGAAAAAAACAAAGAAAGCAAACGAAAATAATTAGATATGGCGACAATTACATCACAAAACATCGATCAAACTGGTTTAAATAATCCAACACTCACGGCGGTTAGTGGTGGCGGTGATCAATGGTTGAATTCTGGATCTGAATTTGTAGCAATTAAAAATGCGAGTGGTTCAGATTTAACGGTTACATTTACAGCACAAACAACATCATTTGATTCACCGACTTATGGACCAGCAACAAAATCTAATGCAACAATTACATTGGCCAGTGGGATAACAGGTTACATTGGACCATTTGAAACGGGAGCATTTAATGATGCATCGGGATATTGTCAAATAACATACAGCGCGTCAACTAGCGTTTCGATCGCAATCTTAACATTACAAAATAATTAATAATAAAAAAACGAAATAAATTATGGCAACAAGTGGAATTTTAAATGGAACGAAATTTGGGATTTATGATAATTCAAGTGGTAGTTCAGTTCTGGTGGCTTATGCAACGTCTGGCTCTATTTCAATCAATCATTCTACTAGAGATACATCAAATAAAGAATCTAGTGGATGGAAGGAAGTGATGGAAGGTCAAAGAGACTGGGAAATTTCTGTTGAAGGAATGGTTGCATTTAAGGATTTAGCGGGTTCAGCAGTATCTGGATCAACTGTTGATGAACTTTTCACCGCGTATATTGCAACACGTGGAACATACACAATTAGTTTTGAATCATCAGAAACTGGTGATTTTAAATGGAGTGGTTCAGCGTATATAAGTTCAATCAGTATGGATGCACCAAATGAAGAATCAACAACGTATTCATGTTCATTCACTGGGACATCTACGTTAACTCAAGCGGCATCGTAAATGGCAACAAGTGGAATAGTTAATGGAACGAAATTTGAGATTTTAATTGGTCCATTTAATGAAGTGGTGGCATATGGAACATCTTGCAGTTTATCAATTTCTAACAATTACAGAAATACAACAAATGCAATTTCTAATGGTTGGAATACGCGTATGTTAGGCGATCGCGACTGGGAAATGACTGCGGATGGTTTTGTTCTTATGTCGGTGACTGGATCCCGTGTTTCAATTTTTGATATGTTTACAGAATATATTGAAGCAAGAAAGATTGTTTTAGTTAGATTCATGACTACTGGTAGTGGCGTAAGTGGTGACAAATATTTTTCTGGAAATGCGATTTTAACAGCAATTAGTGTAGATGCCCCAAATCAACAATCAACAACATATTCGGCATCATTCATTGCTGCGGGTGAACTTTCAATCACAACACAATAATGAAACTATTCAACAAAAATAAGGTGAAAGCACTGGGCATTATTCATTCATGTGGATTTTGCCCTTTGCCAAACCTTTTAATTTAATTTTTAACTAAAAAAAACACATGAAATGAATTATGAGATAATTAAATTAGGTAAAAAAGATTTACCATGTTATTTTGGATTTAATGCATTGCGTAAATATTGCAGAGCAACAGGAACATCCCTTCATAAATTAGGAACATTAGGGAGTGAAATGAGTTTAGATGATATTGTTGAACTAATATTTTATGGAGCGCAAGAAGGACATCGAAAAGCGGGTGTAGATTTTAATCTTACATCAGATGATATTGGTGATCTTTTAGATGGTGATCAAAAAGGAATGCAAATTGCAATGGAATTATTTGCGGATCACATGGGGATGGTTTTTGGAATTGATGAAAAAGAAGGATCGGGAAAAAAGTTGAATCCCAGCAAGAAGAAATAATTCTTGACTGGGCATATGTTGAAAAAATAGGGCTGGGACAATTAGGTTTAAATGCAGTTGAATTATATGATTTAACACCCTCAATGTTTTATAATGCACAAAAAGGAAAATTTGATGAATGGGAAATTAACAATCAAAATGAATGGGAAAGGGCGCGATGGTTAGCATCCGTAATAATAAATCCACATGTGAAAAAAAATATACAACCAAAAGACATAACACGATTTGAATGGGAAAAGAAAAAGAAAATAAAAAGTAGTGAAGAAATTGAAAAATTACAAAATGAAGCATTACTATATAAAAAGATAAATGAATCAAATAATAAAAAATAGAAATGGCTAGGAACAATACATCCATGAACATCATTCTCGGTGTTGTAAATACGGGATTATATAAAGGATTGAATCAAGCATCCGCAAGAATTCAAAAATTTGCTACTAGAATGAAAGCAGTTGGTGCATCAATCACCACATCTTTCACGTTACCATTTGCTGCAATTGGAGCGGCATCAGTAAAAATGGCATCTGATTTTGAAGAAACTGATGCAAAATTTAAAACTGTATTTTCTAGTATTTCTTTGGAAGCTGAAAAGACCGCTCAAACATTTAAAGAATCATTTGGATTATCGAGTGTTGCATCAAAAAAACTATTAAGTGATACGGGTGATTTATTAGTTGGATTCGGTTTTCAAGAAGATGCGGCATTATCATTATCTGAACAAGTTAATCGACTGGCAGTTGATCTGGCATCTTTTGCTAATTTTGAAGGTGGTGCAGAAGGTGCATCAAAAGCATTAACAAAAGCATTAGTCGGTGAAACGGAATCCGCGAAGGCACTTGGAATTGTTATAAGACAAGGCACAAAAGAATATAAAGATCGAGTTTCACAAATTCAAGAAAATCAAAATGTTTCACTTTTACAGGCTAAAGCATTAGCAAATTTAGAAATTGCCACCGATCAAAGTTCTAAAGCTATAGGTGATTTTGCTAGAACATCTGGAAGTTTTGCAAATCAAACACGAATTGTTATTGGTAGAATTCAAGATTTAGCGGTTGAACTCGGTCAAATATTACTACCTATTGCGGCATCAATGGTTAATGGGATAAGTAATTTAATTACATCTTTTAGGAATTTAGATTCAAGCACTAAAAACTGGATCATGGCTATTGGTGGAATAATTGCCATCTCGGGACCATTATTAACATTTTTAGGATCATTAGTTGGTGCATTTGGATTATTATTATCACCTATTGGTTTAGTTGTTTCTGCAATTACTTTAGTAACAGCGGCAATAATAACAAACTGGGATATAACAAAAAAATGGATTACAAACACAATCAATGCATGGATTGATTTATTTAATGAATCTAAAGCCTTTCGTCGAATATTACAATCAATTGGTCTAGTTGTTGAAACCGTTTTTGATGCAATGAGAAATGCGGTTTTATCAACTTGGGAAATGATGAAAGGATTTGGAAAATCATTGATGGGGATTTTCACATTAGACTGGGATTTATTCACTGAAGGGTTGGATGATATGTCTAAATCCTGGATTGATGTATTTACCAAAACAGGTCAAGATGCAAAGGATAATTTTTCAAAAGCCTTTTCAGATGAAAAAATTGAATATATAAATGAAGATGATATTCAAGATGGTGTTGATCAAATAGCTAAAATGGGGAATGATGCGGTAAATAAATTAAAAAATATTTTTAGTAGTGCATCAATTCCAATGCCCACTACCACTAGCACAAAAAGGGGTGGTTTTTCAACTTTTGATCCTGGTGGTGGGAGTGATGATCCACCCACATCAATATGGCAAAAATTTTTTGCAAATCAAGACAAGGAATGGGAAGCATGGGGAAAAAATACGGCGCAAGTCATGGATCATTTTATTGGAAATGCATCACAAATTTCAGCTGGTTTAAATTCGGTATTTCAACAGGGTCACAATAATAGAATGATCGCATTGGATAATGAATATAATAAAGAACTGTCAGTTCTAGAAAATAAAGCATTATCCGCTGATGAATTCAATAAAAGAAAAGAACAACTGGATCGAAGATATGAAAATTCAAGAAAGGCACTACAAATTAAAGCGGCGAAAAGTCAAAAAAGATTTGCAATTTTTGATGCTATCATTAACACAGCGGCGGGAATAACAAAAGCAATCCCCGATCCTTTCATGATGTCATTAGCTGCAATAATAGGTGGTGCGCAAATTGCAACAATTGCGGCGGAACCAATTCCAATGGCAAAGGGAGCATTAGCATTTAGCCCAACACATGCAATTGTTGGTGATAATCCTAATGCACTTAATGATCCTGAGGTTATTGCTCCATTGTCTAAACTAGAACAAATTCTGTCAAATCGCGGAAACAAAGTTAATGTTATTGGAAATTTATCGGGACAGGATATTGTTTTATCAAGTGAAAAAGCAGAAATCGGAATGAATAGATATATATAAATGGCAACTGTTAATTCATATTATACTGAGCGATTCAGATCACAATTTAAATCATGGGATAATAAAACATATTATATATCAATATATGATGCGAGATTCACAACATCGGGTGCGCCAGGTTCACCACCTTATTCATTTGACATTACGGATAGTGGATTAAATCTCACATATGATTCTAAAAATCAAGAAAAATTTGCTCCAATAGTGGGATGTAAATGCACATTAAATTTCATGATTGATTATGATGTAATTGGACATTCTCAATTTATGAATGATTTATTAACGAATCCAGACTATCAAGAACGGGACATTTATATAGTAGTTAGAACAAATAGTGTTGGTGGACCTATATTGTTTTATGGTGAATACTTAATGGATTTAGACACCTTACCAGATGTGGGATCACCTTTTCCAATTCAATTAACATTCACAGATGGTATTGGAAAATTAAAAGAAATTGATTTTGAATTGAGCAATACATGGGGATCAGGCACAGGAACATATTCAGGACAGGGATATCAACCATTCACTTATTGGATTTCTCAAATTTTATTGCATACAAAACATTTTAAAAATCCCACTATTCCAACTGGGTTTTGGGATGATTATTTAGACACTGAAGCATTTCAAACATGTGTAAGATGGTATAATTCAGAAATGGAATATGGTCCACAACCAACACCAGGTGAATTGAATGCCGATCCTTTAAATCAAACCTGGTCCAAAATGAATTGGGCTAGTCAATATAATCCCGCAAATGATCAATTAAATATTGCGAGTGCTTATGATGTATTAGAAGCAATATGCAAAGCATGGGGAATGAGGGTGATTGCGTGGGGTGGAAAATGGCATTTTTTCCAGATTTATGAATACAGCAATACGAATATACAGACGGGAAATAATTTGGCTAAATGGACAACACCGAAAGACAGTCAACGATTCAGATATTTTGCAGGTGATTCAAATGCATTTGCCTTTTCAACATCTATGGGTGATACAACATTTTCTAGATTTAATAATGATATTGCCAATTTTACACATCCAGGAAGAAGGATTCAAAAATTACAGGGTGGAAAATATAAATTTTTACCCCGTTTAAAAGAGGTGAAAATTAATCTAGTGCATGAAGGATTTCAAAATGTATTCGGTGGAATACCAGAACCAGATGAATTTGGAACAAATGGAATTCTTTTTGTTAGTGGGTCCACATCAGGAAATAATGAATTTATAAATTCAACACAATATAAATTTAAAACGAATCTTTATATTCAATTAACGGCACCATCTGGACAATATTTAACATCCTATGATCTTACTCAAATGGGTATGAGAATTATTGCTCTCCCAGCTGGATCAACATCTGTTGCGGATGGGTTAGCAACATTAACATTTGATCCAGTTTCAAATTCTTATGGATGGGATGATACACCTCCTTATACAGGAACGAACTTGGGAATGGTTTTACCAATTGTTTCTGTTGATGGTCCATATCCTGGTGGACAGGTATCGGTGATCAAATTAGGTCCCGACTTGGAATTTCCGGGATATCGTGACGCGGCGACAAGTTATATGATCACAATGGGTTTTGTTAGAGCAAAAAACCAATTAGGAACATTAATAAATATATCAACTGGATATCCATATTCATCCGCATATGCATTCACTAGTTGGTTGGATCCTTTTTCAAATACTGGAATTGCACCCCCTTCATGGTCAACTGGATTTGCGAATTGGTTTCTTTCAACAATTCAACCCATATCAAACAATCCATCAACAATGAACACAATATTTGTGAATTCAAATACAAAAGATTCGCAACGTTTAGATTGGGGTGACATTTATTGGGGGGATGGGCCTGAATACTGGGATAATTCTGCATTAAGAGTGAAAACAGGTTTGGCATCATATGAATTTACAGATTGGACATCTCCAGACTGGAAAAGATGTGGCGTCACTGATTCATTGCCCACAAAAGGTAGTGGATATAATTTTAATGAATTATTAACCTATCAGATGAAAGAATGTCAATCAATTTCTCTTAAAAGAGCCAGTTTGACTGTTGTTAATTCCCCACAAGGATTGTTCTATGGGGGACAACCTTTTTTTGTTAATCCGATGGGTGCATTAACAGATTGTTATTCTCTTTCAAATCCAGTTCAATATTTTTTCACCAGGGGAACATATAATTTTATTACTGGTGAACTTAACGGTGAATGGTTAGAAGCAACAGTGACAGATATTAGTGGCGGCGGAAATTCATTTTCAACGGTTGCGGGTGGAACAAATTCATCACTTTCAGGAAATACATTATCTGGATCATTAAATTCTGGTGCATTACCAAATAATTATCCACGTTTGACTTTATTACGTGCAACGGAACAAGTTATTAAAGATGTGGCAATTACATCATTAGATGTTCAAGTTAACAGATCAACAGATATTGATGCCGAAACTGATTTTTTACTGGGTGTTGATTATAATTTAAAATCTGGGGATAAGGTTTGGATGGTGTATGGTAGTGGAGAAAAATATGAATTAACATTGACATCAGATGTTGCAACGGATGCATCTTCAATTTCATTTAATTCAATTACACCAACAGTTACCAGTAATACTGCACCATTAATTCAAATTCCTATGCTTAATCTATGGGAAAACATGAATCGTAAAACATCTGGAAAAATTGCTGGTTTGGATATTACAGCAACAACAATTGATGGTGCGACTCATGTGGGCCGTCAATATATATCTTTCAGAGTAGAAGGTTATGATTGCGCGACAGGGGATTATTATATTTTTAATGGTGAAGACAATACGAAATCTGGTAGAATGGCATCAACAAATCCAGATGCACCAACACAAATTAGTGGTCAACGAGCAATGAAATCCACTAGATTTTATTGTGAACATGCATTCAAAGTAGAATCAGCAAAAATGACAATTTCCGCATTATCAAGTGCGGTAGTAACGATGAAATTATACAAAGCAACAATATCCCCTGGATCATCATCAAAATTAACGACAACAGAATTGGCATCTGGAGCAATAACAGGAACGGGGAATGCAACACCATATGATGTAACGTTCACAATACCAGATGTGGATATTGCAGCGGGTGATGTAATAATCCCTCAAGTCGTTTGCACGGGAATATCATCAACCAATTTCAGGGGAATTTTATCATTTACATTAATACGAAAATAAAATGAAATTAAAAGACACAACGGAAATATTAATCATGAATGGAACGGCGGTGGGATTTAGCATTACGGAATGTAATGAGGTTTTGACGTTCATATCATTAATTTTGGCAATCAGTGTTTCATGTTTTAAATTGGTGAAATGGATAATGAAAAAATGAAGAAACCGCATGGGATTTTATCAGTTCAAGAAATTAAAAATATTATTGATGAAATATATGGCAAAAAACAAGTCAAAATTTTACCTAGAAAAAAACCGAAATCAAGAAATAAAAGATCTTAGATATTTTCGAGAAGATTTATCAGAATTTGACAGTCCAGATGAAAAAGGATCTGGGAAAAAATACATGGATTTATCTTTTGTGAAAAGATTAGATCAAGCCCGACATTTTGCTGGAATTCCTTTTATTATTACTAGCGGCTATAGAAGTATAAAACATAATGAAAAAGTGAAAGGAGTAATGAATTCTTGTCATTGTGAAATTCCATGCAAGGCCGCCGATATATTAACATCCAATTCACATTCAAGATATAGAATAATCAGATCTTTAATGGATGTTGGATTTACTAGATTTGGAATAGGTGAAAATTTTATTCATGTTGATTCCACTGTCAGTAAAAAGAAAGCCCATGAATTAATATGGGATTATTATTAACTAAAAAATTAAAAATATGAAAAATTGGTTTATGTCCATTATTGTGAAACAAGTATTTCACAGTAAAAAATTTATTTACACAATCAGTTCAATTGTTGTTCCATTGATAATGAAATATCTGGGAGTTGATGATGAAACTGCAAGAAACTTATTTATTGCATTGTTAAGTCTGGCGGGGTTTCAAGGTCTTGCAGATTTTGGCAAATCAGCTGAATGTGTTAAAAAAGAATGTAAAAAGAAATAAATAGAAGGGTGGTTCATTCCACCCTTTTTTTTTTAAAATGTTTAATAAATACTCTGAAGAAATAATTGATATGTGGATGAGTGGTTTCGGGACTACTCATATTGCAAAAGATTTAATTATTAAATATAAATTAACAGTTAATGAAAAAGAATTTGAACGTATTATTAATCAAATAATAAAACATCAGCTTGTAGACAAAGAACTATTAAAATCTTCTGTTAAATTAGCAAAACAAAAACAAAAACAACAGGATTTAAATCGAATTGAAAGAAAATCATTTAGAGAACATGCAAGAATTGAGAATGCTATTAGCGAATACAGTAAAGAAATTGTTTCACTTTTAAAAAATTATAATTTATCATTTAAAACAAATAAACATAAAAGCATTGAAGAAAATGCAGTTATGGTTGTCCATTTAACAGATACACATTTTAATGAGCTAGTAAATATAGAGGGAAACAAATATGATTTTTTAATTGCATCAAAAAGACTCAGAAAATTTTGTGAAATTGCAAAAAAACATGCCAAATTATATAACATTAATAATGTTTTACTAGCAATTACAGGTGATTTAATGAATTCAGACAGACGTTTAGATGAATTATTGTCAATGTCTACAAATAGAGCGAAAGCAACATTCTTATCAGTAAATTTATTATCTTATTTTATTAAAGATTTAAATTCTATTGGAAATGTAAATATTGCATGTGTTACGGGGAATGAATCGAGAGTTAAAGAAAACAATGGATGGACTGATATAACAGCGTCAGATAACTATGATTATACAATTTATGAAATGTTACGTTTATTGTTTAATAATAAAAAAGGCGTAAAATTTATCGATTGCGGACTTGAGGTTGTCGTTAATATAGGAAATAAAAATATTTTATTAATTCATGGACATCAAATTAAAGGATTAAATGAAACATCAGTTTCTAAATTAATATCTAAATATTCAAATAAAGGAATAAAAGTTGATTTTGTTATTTGTGGACATAAACATCATTGCATAATTGGTGATTTTTATGCTCAAGCTGGATCAACTGTTGGTGCGAATTCATATTCTGATAATGCATTAAATCTTTCATCAAGAGCCAGTCAGAATTTATATCTATTTACAGTAGATGGCAGAAATGATATTCGTGTTGATTTACAAAATACATCTTTTTATGATGGTTATCCAATTGATTTAAAATTAGCGGAATATAATGCAAAATCATTGTTGAAAACTAAACAGAAAAAAACTTTATTTGAAATAATAATATAGTATTTTTGCAGTTCAATTTGATTAAGTTGTTAATCATAATACTTTGGTTTAGTTGTTCATAAAAGAGGGAATCCATTTGTGGTTCCTTTTTTTATTTGTGTTATTAAAAAGTATTTGTTAAAAACTTAAATGTCTACAAGTCTATCATTTGAACATTATTCATAATTTTGAATCAACAATTTAAACAAACAAAGTTATGAAAAAAGAAAAACAAAAAACATTTTATGTTCCAATGTCCAGCGAAAGGTTCTTATGGTATAAGAACGAAATCCAAAAATTAAGAAAATATGATTTGGAAATTACTTTAAAAATACAACATCAATTAAATGTGATGGATGAAAAAAAAGTTAAAAATGAAAAATAGAAAAAAATATTTTTTAAGACAACCAGTTGTTTCACGATTACATTATTTGGCACAATTATTTGATGATTTGAATGATAAATATAAGGATGATAGAATTCATGGTGTTGGTTATAAGATATGTTCTGATCTTTTAAAAAAAGAAATTACAGAAATAATTCGGGATGATAACAATCAGATTGTAAAATTAAAAAACATAAAAAATATAAATATGTTTGATGTCAATATAAATAAAAATTAAATAAAATAAAATGAAACAAATTAAAAAATCTAAAATCACAGCGATAAAAAAACAGGAAAAATGGAATGATTTATTCAAGTTTGAACTGAAATTCGAAGATGGAACGGTGGGTTTAATGTTTAAGAAAACCGACAATCCATATTGTGAAATTGGTGAAAATGTCATGTTTACTATTAACCCAAAAGGAACAATAAAAATTATAAAAGAAGGACAAGAAAAATTTGTTAATAATAATAATAATTATAATAATGATGATAATAGTGATGTGATTATGATGCAATGTATGTATAAAGCTGCGGCATCTTTTTATGCTCATAAAGAAACAATCACAGAACAACAGGTTTCTGAAACGGCATATAAATGGTTTTATGATGCAAAAAATGAATTAAAAACAGAAAAATTTAAAAACAAAAAAGAAATTAATGAATCAGAATTTGTCCCATTCTAGTATGGAAAAAACAATTCAAATGGCAAAATCCACATTAGCAACTATATTTGACATGGAAATTGAACATTTTGAAGTTAATGTATCTAGAAAAGCTAATATAAATGAAGCGCGTCGATTTTTAGTTTATTATCTAATAAAAGAATGTGGCATTCGTCATTCATATATGCATAAATACATTCCAGCATTAAGGAGTCATGCCACGTCTATTTGGCATTTCAGAAAAATGGAAGAATTAATGGAAAATGAATTTTTCACAAAAGAAAGTTATGAAAATTTTAAAACACAAATGGAAAAAGAAGGGCATACGAATTTAATGAAAGACTATGTGAAAGCAATAAAAGAAATGCAAATGATTGAAGAAAGATTGAAAACATTAAAAAAATTGATATAATGGGATATTTTGATGAAATAAATTTAAGTGATAAAAGATTTTCATATGAAACATATGATCAATATAAAGAGAGGATTAAAAAAAATAAAATAAAAATTAAAATGCATTTAAAAGGTGAATTGATTTGGGAATCCAATAAAATGGGAACATATAAAAGAAAATAATGGAATTAATTGATTTTTTAATAATTAAAAGAAATATTGAAGATATACTAGAAAATGAATTAAATGGAAATCCTAAAAAACAAATAAAAGAATATATTTTAATGCTAGAGAATGAATTAATAAAAAATGATGTTAAAATACCGATTTCTAAGGAAATTGAAATTGATCTTGATGATTTTATTGATGAAGTTGAAAATCAAACAGAATATTATATTGGCAAACAATACACTAAAAAAGATCTAGAAAATGAATGTGTTAATCATTTTGAAAAACATGGTGTTAATTGGAGTCCAGATGATTTAGATCCTTTAAAATATCAAAATGATATGCGGAAAGCATATTATCGTCTCCAATTTAGAAAAAGATATCGATCAGATAAATTAAAAAATAAAATATAATGAAAGCACAAATCACCAGTTTTAAAGAACAAAAATCTAAATATGGAAAAACATTTTTTTATGTTTTTTTTAAGGATCAAAATGGTCAAAGTCTAAAATCCTGTATTTATCCTAACATGAGAAATTTCAAGAAATGGGATAGGGTTGTAAGACCTGGAATGGTTTTGGATAATTTAAAATTAAAACATAAAGGATTAATTGATGCGGATTCACAATTTCAAGTTGTTGGATTTAAAGAAATAAAAAAACCAGTATCTGGACCAGTAAACACCACAAATACTATTCAAAAAGAATTATTTTAATATGGAAAATCCAAATTATTATGCTATAATTCCCGCAAATGTTAGATATGCGGATATAAAACCAAATGCCAAACTTTTATATGGTGAAATCACTGCATTATCAAATCAGAAGGGTTATTGCTGGTCCACAAACAATTATTTTGCAGAATTATATGGTGTTTCAAAAAACACTATCAGTTTATGGATTAATCAATTAAAGAAACACAACTTTATAAATGTTAAAGTTTATAGAGATGAAAAAAAACAAGTTGTTAAAAGGTCAATGGCTATCATTAAAAATGATGATAGGTATCACGAAAATAAAAATGAAGGTATCATCAAAAATGATGAATATAATAATATAAAAAATAATATTACAAGTAATTTATCTAATAGGAATGAAAAATTCATTAATGAAGTAATTCAAGAATCAAAAGATATTTTAGAAAGATCACAAATTGAACAATTTATCGATTACTGGACAGAAACAAATAAATCAAGAACATTAATGAGATATGAAATGGAAAAAACATGGAACACTAATAAAAGGATTTTAAGATGGAAAAAAAACAATGAAAAATGGACCACTAAAAAATCATTGAATGGTAAATCTAAAATTTCAAATGCGTATAGTGAATGGACAAAAGCAAAACAATTTATAGAAAAACAAAAAAATAAATGAAAATAAAAGATATTGAATTAAATGATTTGCAATCTAAATGTGTAGATCTACTAGCAAAAACATATGTTGAACTTGGTCAAAAATCCGATTCAGATACTATGATCACCTTTGCACAAATTTTAGCTGATGATTTAAAATCAGATTTTGAAACACTAGATTTTATTGATATAATTCAGGCATTTAAAATAGGTGTTAGATCTAGTGATGATTATCATTTAAATGTTAAAACTTATTATAAATGGATTAGATCACATCGTCAGGTGTTATGGGATAATGAAGATTTATCAGATCAACAAAAAGATAAACGTTTAAAATATAGATCTAAAAAAGGAACGGGATTAAAAAAATTGAATATTAATAAAAATATTTTATCATTATGAAATTAATAATAATAATATTGACTTTTTTGGTTGTTTTTTTATTTGGAATTACAATTGGCATTTTTATTTATAATTTTTTAAAAAACAAAATAAATAAAGATTTTAATGATAAAACTAAATATCATTATTCATTCAAAGATGATAATGGAAATATGGTTAGAATACCCGTTCAAAATATCACTTTAGATGTAAAAGAAAAAAGATTCATTGATGTTTCTAAAACTAAAATCAAATTAAATAAATATGAAATGGATTATTTAATTAAAAACATTGAGATGCATTTGAACAATATTGGTGAAACCTCTGAGGAAAATGAATATGTAAAAGATCTATATGAAAATTTAATTAAAAAAGGCAATGGGAAAACAAAATAGTAAATTAATTAAAAACATGGAAAACTTAGATAAAAAAGAACCTATTAAATTAGATAAATATTTAGAAAAAATAATTATTGCAGTGTCAAAACCTTTAATAATTTCAGAATCTAAATTGGATTCAGATATGAATAAATATTATAAAGATTCAAATTCAGTAGTTGGAAAAATGATTTTTATTGCAAATAAAGAAAAATATGAAAGATGGTTGGAATGGATGGAATTAAATGATCAGAATAAAGAGATAGATGAAATATATATTTATGATCGTTTTCATATAGATGGAAATGATATGATTGAAAGATCATCAATTATGTTGCATGAATTTTCATATGCCATAACTCTAAAGGATAAATATAAAAAATGTTGGTTTAATCAAGAAATAAACGGATGTAAATTATACAGAGAATTTGCGATTGATCCATTTAATGAAGCATGGGCATGATCGGTTGGGTGATAATTTGCGCAATAATTATGTATATGATTAGAGAAATGAGATATTAAAAATTAATTGTTTATAATAAAATAAAAAACTTTATATTAAATAACTTGACATTATTAAATTTGAATATGAAAATTCCCACATATAAATATTGGAAAAAAGAAATTGAAAATAAAAAACTTGATCCATCTAAAATGTTTTTCACCATTAAAAGAAATGAAAAGGGGGAATTAACTGAGGTATATAATATATATCAACCAGATATTCATTCACATAATGATATATATAATTTATTAGAAGTTATTGATATAATGGAAAAAGAAAATGTTTAAATTTAAAATATGGATAATAAAGATACAATTAATACCACCCAAAATAACAATAAAAATAGATTAACTGAATATTTTATTAGAGAATTTCAAAATAAAATTAATGTTATTAAACATATAAAAGAAACCCAAATTGATATGGATGATTATTTAAAAAATAAAAAATGAAAGCAACCATACAATTTGAAATAATCGATCCATTTTTAACACCACAACAATTAGAAGACAAATTGATTGAAAAAATATATAAAGAAATGGAATTATGGATGAAAGGAAAAGGAACAATTGAAATAAATTTTGAACCAAATACTTTAAGTGATGAATATTTTAGAGCCGATAATCAAATTATCAATTAGCCTTTTGTTTTTACCTTTTGTGATAATTCTTTTCATATTATCATTAATTTATTTTTTAATAATTCAAATATATAAAGAATACACAAATAATGAATGAACAAAGTCTACAGGAATCTCTAGTTATTTATATTAAATTAAAATATAATAAATTGAGATATTGTTCATCACTAGGTGGCATTCGAACCACTATGAAACAAGCTATAAAAGCTAAAAAAAGTGGATATGTTCGTGGATTTCCTGATTTACAAATTCTGGAAGCACGTGGCGGTTTTTTTGGTTTATTTATAGAATTAAAAACATTAAAAGGACGGCCAACCAAATATCAAAAAGAATGGATTGAAGATTTAAAAGATTTAGGATATTCAGCGCAAATTTGCAAAGGAATTGATCAAGCGATTTATTGCATTGATAAATATATGAAAATGAATAAAACCCCTAGAATTAAATGTTGATATATAATGAAATAAAATATAAATGTTTAGATTGTGATCAAGTTTTTATTGTAGATAATCCAACTGTTTATTGTGATGATTGTCGAGGGACAAATCTAAAATCAATAGATTATGAAACAAAGAACAAAAAAAGAGAGTAAAAGAAAAAAGGAATTAAAAAAGATTTATCAGGAAATAATGGATGAAAGACCACATTATTGCACTGGCTGCGGTCGTTCTGATGTTCCACTATCTCATTCACATATAATTCCAATATCAAGAAGAAAGGATCTACAATTAGAAAAATTAAATATTACATATCATTGTTTAAGTATTGGAAACAGGAAAGGATGTCATGAAATGTGGGAAACAAAATATGAAAGATCAAAATTGTTAGATTATCATAAAAATATTGAATATGTTTTATCTGTTGATCCAGAATATTATTTTCTAATTACAGAATAAATTTATATGCCTACATTTCCAAAATCAAAAATAAAGACTTGGGTTGTAAAACGTGAAAAGAATAATCCACATTCTAGAGGTGCAAAGACTCACAATGAAATGATGAATATTTATCAATCGCAACAATGGAGATCAACAAGAAGATATCACATTCAACGAAATCCATTATGTGTTCATTGTAAAGAAGACAACAAGATCGTTAGTGGAAATGTTGTCGATCATATTAAACCAATAAGACAAGGTGGATCAGCATTTGATTTGATGAACTTACAAACTTTATGTGATGATTGCCACAATATAAAGTCCCGAAAAGAAAAAGATTCTATTGTTTACACGAAATCAAACATGTATAGGTAGAAAAAAAAATTAAATAAAAATTATAAAATAAAGAAAACAAACGGAAAAATCTTAAAACCTTTATGCGAGTTAAC